CACCTACAGGGCCGTCTGGGGACTGGATTATTCCGATGTTCGGGCCGTGGCTGGACCCTGCATTCCCGAGAAACGCTCGAGTGCATGGAGAAGTGGCGGCGGCGAAGCATGGTGAGCTCCGTTGGGTGGTCTCGGACGCCGATGGTAAGGATATGTGGGTTGAGGGTCCGGATGTGAAGATCGATTCGGGTCATCTGAATGAGGATGGCTCGACACGGTATCTGACGCCGAAATCACGCACGTTTATCCCTGGAAAACTGGCGGATAACCCGTTTTTGGCCAGTTCTGGGTATGCCGCGGACCTGGATGCCTTGCCGGAGCCGTATCGATCGGCGTATCGCGATGGCAATTTCATGGTTGCCCGGGAAGATGAGGCGAATCAGGTAATCCCGACTGACTGGGTGTACCAGGCTCAGGCCCGGTGGCAGGATCGGGCGCCGTATGGGGTGCCTCAGTGCGCTATTGGAGTGGATGCGGCTCGATCGAAGGACGAGACGGTTCTCTCTCCCAGGCACGATGGCTGGTTCGCGCCTCTTATCTGCTGCCCGGGCTCAGATACCCCACACGGGACGGATGTGGCTGCTTTGGTGATGAAGCACAGACGCAATGACTCGACGATTATCTTGGATTGCGCGGAAACCAACGGGGCGCAGGCGTTTGCGCATCTGAAAGAGAACGGTATTACGGTCGTTGAGCACCTTGGGGTGGATAAAAGCATTCGCCGGACGGCCGAAAAGCAGCTGAAGTTTTTTAACAAGCGGGCGGAGGTGTATTGGCGGTTTCGCGAGGCGCTGGATCCTGGCCAGGACGGCGGGAGCTCGATTGCCTTGCCTGATGACCCTATGTTGGTGAGCGATCTGACTGCGCCTCGGTTTGAGCTAACGTCAACGGGTATTAAGCTCACGGCGAAGAAGGATGTAGTGAAGTTGCTGGGCAGGAGTCCGGATCGAGGCGATGCGGTGGTGATGGGCTGGGCGGGTGGGCCGAAAGCGATCACTCATTTGAACGAATGGCGCCCGGATCAGCGTGTAGGTACAATCCGGGACACTCGACGCCAGCGGAAAGTGAACCTCGGACCAAGGAGATAGCATGACAAGGCTGTATGAGCGGGCGAAGAACTTTGCCAGTGGCGAAGGTCATCACAGTGATGCGAAAGTCGAGCGGCGGCGCCAGGGTGCAGCCAGAGAAGCGTTCACGGCCCAATTCAAGAACGCGAAGATGCCTGATGAGGACACTATCAGAGCGAGCGCCGGCAGACGCCAGGCTCGTCGCCGCGGCAGCCGCACCAATACCGTTCTGACCGATAGAGATACGCTGGGATGAGAGCGCAAGAGCTGATCGAGCGAGGGACCAAGCTGTTCAGCGATCGTAAGGCTATGCTGACGTTATGGCAGGAGATTGCGGAGAACTTCTACCCGCAACGAGCCGATTTCACGGTTACGCGGCATGTGGGCGAGGAATTCGCCAGTAACCTTTACAGTTCCTACCCGCTATTAGTGCATCGGGAGTTGTCGACGGCGTTTGCTGCGATGCTACGTCCACGGCGACAGGAATGGTTTTCGATTTCGGTGACGGACACTGACCGTCTCAACAAGACGTCAAAAACGTGGCTGGAGAACAGCACCAAGATTATGAAAAAGGCGATGTACGATCGCCGGAGCCATTTTGTCAGGGCAACGAGCGAGGGTGATGCGGATTTCGCCGCCTTCGGTCAGTGTTGCCTGTCACGAGAGATCAACTGGGCAGCCAAGTCTCCACATCTGTTATATCGCTCCTGGCATCTTCGGGATGTCGCGTGGGCTGAGAAGGCTGACTCAGCGCTTGGCGAGATTTACTGCAAATGGAATCCAACGGCGAAAGATCTACAGTCTCTCAAGTATCTGGATCTGCACGCGAAAGTAGAGGAAATCTCTGGTACGGATACGCTGCAGAAGATCAAGTGTATGCGCCTCGTGGTGTCGACTGACATCTATCAGGGACAGGGCGAGAAGATCGACCCGGAGCAGAACGATTGGGTGGTGGTCTATCTCGATACCGTGAACAACCACATCATGTATGAGTATGCGGCCAAGAGTCACGGCTTCATTCTCCCCAGATGGCAGACGGTTTCCGGATCTCAATACGCATACTCGCCGGCAACCGTGGCTGGGCTACCCGACGCGAGATTACTGCAAGCGATGTCTCTGACGCTTCTGGAAGCTGGGGAGATGAGCGTTCGACCGCCGATGATTGCGACTCAGGACGCTCTCAGGTCGGATATCCAGCTCTATGCTGGGGGGATTACCTATGCGGACGTGGAATATGACGAGCGCAAAGGCGATGTTCTTAGGCCGCTGAGTCAGGACCGTAGGGGATTACCGAAGGGCTACGAGGTTCGGGACGACCAGCGAGCCATGTTGGCGCAAGCGTTCTACATCAACAAGCTGACCCTACCTCCCCCGGAAGGCGACATGACGGCGTTCGAGGTCGGTCAGCGGGTCGAGGAATATATCAGGGCAGCGCTACCGCTGTTCGAGCCGCTCGAGCACGAGTACAACGGCGCCGTGTGTGAGGACTCGTTCGACGCGCTACTGGGTGCGGGTGCCTTTGGTCCAATCGGGGACATCCCCCAGGAACTCCAGGGTCAGGACGTAGATTTCAAGTTTGTCAGCCCGTTACATGAGGCGATCGAGCGCAGGGACGCGAGCCTGTTCCTAGAGAGCGCTGACCTAATCGAACGTGCCATGAGCCTGGATCCGAGTGCTGCGGCTCACTATGACATTGGTTTGGGGCTTCGATCTGCGCTTGAGGGGATCAAGGTCAAGGCCGATCATCTTCGTTCAGAGGATGAGGCCAAAGAACTCATTGAACGGGCGAATCAGATTCAGCAGGCGGCAGAGGTCGCTGATGTGGCCAAGACGGGCGCGAGTGCTGAAAGCGATATGGCCAATGCCGAAGCGGCGTAAGTGTGATCGCCGGAACGGCTGCAGGCTTCATTTGGGGCATAGAGGCTATTGCTGCGTGATTTCCTTCAACCCGGACCAGATTGTGAAGGTATACAACTGTCGGATTCCGACAGATGATTAGAGACACGGTTGGCGAGTGCTTGCCGAATTCGGACCCGATGGCGAGGCCGGACTACACCGAGGCTGAGGTTCAGGCCATACGGGCTTTGAGGCGGGGTGACGCGACGGCCGATCAGCAGACCCGGGCCTTGGAGTTTATGCTCCGGGCGTTTGGGACGCACGACACGTCTTTCAGGCCGTCGAACCAGTACGTGACGGCGTTTGCTGAAGGCAGGCGCCATGCCGGTACAACTCTGATATGGTTGCTCAATGCAGCCGCTACCAGGACAGATCCAGACAAGATAGCGACTCGAAACATAGGAGACGATGATGGCTGACTGGTTTGAAGGTTCGTTTGCAGATGGCGAGGGCGTTGTCAGTGACACGAACAAGGAGTTGTTCTCGCAGTACGATTCCGCGGACGCTTTCGTTGAGGCCCATACGGGCTTGGCGAAAAGTGACTGGCGAGCGGACGTGGCCGGCGATGATGACAAATTCAAGTCGACGCTCGATCGGTTCGATTCTCTGGGCTCGTTCGGTCAGTCATATCGCGAGGCTCAGCAGACCATTCGTTCCGGTCAGCATCAGAAGGCGCCGGGCGAGGAAGCCACGGACGATGAGCTGCGCACCTACCGTGAAGCCAACGGATTACCAGCAGAGTCAGGCGGTTACATGGAGAATCTCCCTGATGGCCTGGTGGTCGGTGAGGCAGATCATGAAATCATGTCGGACGTCATGGGCGTGCTGCACAAGAACCACGTACCGTCGAATGTCGCCCATGGCCTAATCGAGTGGTACAACGGTTTCGCGGAGAAGGAGCAAGAAAGGAATTTGGCTCTGGACGGTGAGCAAGAGGCCGCCACAAGGGATGAGCTCAAGGCAGACTGGGGCCAAGACTATCAGGCCAACACCAATCTGATCGGCGCGCTGCTCGAGAAAACCTTCGGCAAGGAAGCCAAAGAGCAGATGCTGAATGGCCGCTATGGCGATGGACGGGCGTTTATGAACGATCCTGCCGTGTTGCGCGGATTGGCTCAGCTCGCTAGAACCAACGTCGACCCAGCGGCACAACTTATTCCTTCAGGCCAAGGCGATGCGCAGCAGACGCTCACTGACGAGATTGCGGCGATTGAGAAGGATATGCGGGATGATCGGAGGGCGTACATGAAGGACGAAGCCAAGCAAGCACGTCTGCGTCAGCTCTACGCTATTCGAGAGAAATCGAAGGCAGCATGAGCAAGCTGTTCAAAAAGAAGGATCCTCTGCCGCCAGCGCAGGCGGCGGGGGATGAAGCCTCCGCCGAGATCATGTCAAGGATCAAGGGTGGCTCTGAGCCACTGACGGGCTTGAGGCCTGGGAGTCAGCGGCCGGCGTCGACTGCGGGCGCTCGGCGGCGAGTAGGCCCGGTGCGCAGCCCTTTGGGTGGATAATTGACAAACCGACGCTGACGGCCTAAATTCCGACCTACCACGGTACGGCCCCTGCCGGCCAAGCTCGAAGCCCCGAAAGGCTAACCTTCGAGCCGCCAAATGGCTAACCCTGAAAGTGGACACTGATGTCTATAAACTTTTGGGAGAAGCCAGATGGCTGAGTCAGCATTCCAAATCCAATACCGTCAGGAATTCATTGCAGGCTTTGAACAGCTCCAGTCGCTCCTACGCGAGTACGTGACGACCGAGGCTGTCATCAAGGGCAACACTGCAACGTTCCTGGTCGCGGATTCCGGCAGCGCAACTGCCAAGACTCGCGGCGTTAACGGCCTCATTCCGGCTCGAGGGGATAACCTCTCACAGCCGGCCGCAACTCTGGTCGAATGGCATGACCTGGTTCGCAAGACGTCCTTCAACGTCTTTGCCTCGCAAGGCAATCAGCGAGCGATCATGCAGCAGACCTCGATGGGTGTCGTCAATCGAAAGATCGATCAGGACATCATCACGGAGCTCAACACTGCCACGGTCACGGCGGGCGCAACGGCTGTTACGGCCGATATGGGTCTGACGCTTAGGGCCAAGACGATTCTCGGAGTTGCCGAGGTTCCGTGGGATTCCAACATCTGTATGCTCGTCACGCCTGCTTATGAGGCGTACATGCTGCAGGTTAAGGAGTTCGGCTCACGGGAGTACATCGACGGTGGACCGACTCGCCATGCCGATCCGGCTTGGAGAGATCGACCGGTCGCCTATATGTGGCTCAACATGATGTGGATCGTTCATCCGAACCTTCCGGGCGTCGGAACTTCTGCCGAGAAGTGCTTTTGCTTCCACAAGTCAGCGATAGGCCATGCCTTCAACGCGGACAACCTGGAGGCTCGGGCGGGGTATGACGAGGAACAGGACTATTCCTGGGCTCGTACCTCGATTTACATGGGCTCACAGATTCTCCAGAATTCTGGCATCGTGGTTATCAACCATGACGGCTCGGCTCTGGTCGGCGTCTAAACTAGGGTAAGTCCCTCAAGGAGATAGCTCATGACTTACGCAACAACCAATCCGCCTGTTTTGGTGGTTCCTCATGTCGGTGATGGTCCGGGTATTTGGATCTACAACGACACGGACGCCCACACAGATGTGGATGCAGACGACTACTTTTCGGACGGCGTTGATCGCGGGATGAAGGTAGGAGATGCGGTTCTTGTTTACGATAACGACACCGAAACGAGCACGATTCATTTCGTGCGAGAAGTGGTGACGGCGGGAGCTTCGTCGATTACGATCGCGACGATTTCGTAGCGCTGGCGTAGTCGAGGTCTTTCGTAGAGAATGGCGGGGCAGTCCATCTTGGGCTGCCCTTGTCATTTTGGAGACCCTATATGGCCAAGTCATCGGCAAAGAAACCTTCTCCGACGCCGCAATCGGCTACATCTGAAGCTCCGGCACTAGACAAAGCTGTCGAGAAAGCCAATCCGGTCAAGGCTTCCCGATTCGGGCTTGCTCAAGAAATCCGCAACGTCTGGCGAGTAACGCCGGTCGAAGGCGAGACCATCGAGCAGATCATGGACCAGCACTACTGGGCGAACGTGTCTATGCACTTACGGCCAGGTGACATGATCGAGGTAGTTCCGGAGGACATGCGCTGGGAGTTGCATCTCAGGGTGTTGGGAGCCGGCAATCTGTGGGCGCACGTCGCCAAGATCAGTTATTTCAAACTCGAGGCTGCGGCCAAGCCAATCATGCTGCCGAACGTCTACGACGTCGAGTGGGCAGGATCGCATCACAAATGGCGAGTTCTGCGCGAGAAGAATCCGCTCAAGGACGGTTTCGAGACAGAGACCCTTGCCCGCCGCTACGCTGCAAACCACGAGCAGGCGCAAGCGAGGTAGCTAGAACGTAGGCCGGGAGGCAGGACATGACATCGAAACTGACTATCTATCGGGGAGCGATGAATGTCCTCGGTGAGAGAAAGATCGCTAGCCTGACTGAGAACGTCGAATCTCGGAAAAAGCTAGACGATGTTTGGGATAACGATCTAATCGATCGTGTGCTGCAGATGGGGCAGTGGAACTTTGCCACTCGCGCCGTCGAGCTCCAGTCCTCTCCTTCGGTCACGCCTAGCTTCGGCTATCAGTTCGCGTTCGATAAGCCCACGGACCATATCAGGACCGTGGGCCTTTGCGTTGACGAGCATTTCCATCAGCCGCTGACCCAATACTCAGATGAGGCGAGCTGGTGGTTTTCCGATACCGAAATAATCTATGCCCGCTATGTATCGAACGACACTCAGTTTGGTGGTGATTTTTCGCTCTGGCCGGGGAACTTCACTGAGATGGTCGAGCACTATATGGCCTACAAGGTGGCGCCGCGGCTCACTGGGCTAGATTTCAACTCCGATGAGTTGCTGCGAAAGTGGAAGTTCACACTGTCGGAAGCCAAGGGCACTGATGCCATGGAGAGTCCGGCACAGTTCCCGCCGCAAGGCAGCTGGGCTAGCTCTCGGCGTGGCTACGGCGGTGGGCAGCGCGGCAAGAATAACCAGCTGATCGGCTAGCAATGGCATTCGGGGAAAAATTACTGCTGAGCTTTAATCGCGGAGTGATCTCTAAACTCGGCCTTACCCGTATTGATCTAGACCGAATTGCGATGTCGGCCGAGACGCAAACGAACTGGATGCCGCGTGTTCTGGGCTCGATGATGCTCAGGCCGGGGCTGAAGTTCATTTCCCGCACAAATCTGGATACCACTGGGGTAGCGAGACAGGTTCCGTTCACGTTTGGGGTGGACGACACGGCTGCGATAGAACTGTCCGAGCTCGCTTTTCGGGTCCGGATCGATGATGTGCTGATTACCCGTCCGACTGTCACGGCGACGATCGCGAACGGCAGCTTTACCACGGATATAGCGAGTTGGACGGATGCGTCGGATTCCGGCGGCACGGCGGCTTGGCAGACTGGAGCCTATGCGGCTCTGAATGGTGATGGCACGGACTTCGGGATTCTCAGACAGACAATCACGGTCAACGAGACCGGCACTGAGCACGCACTGACCATAGACGTTCAGGACGGCCCCTTGCGGTTCAAGGTAGGAACGATCGCGGGCGAGGACAATTACGTCCCTGAAACCAGACTCGGGACCGGGGTTCACTCGCTGGCCTTTACACCTACCGGCAATTTCACCATAGAGCTCGCCAACGAGCGGGCGTTCAATGTCCGTGTCAATTCGGTGGCGATAGAGTCTGCCGGCACGATGAGTCTGGTTACGCCTTGGTCAGCGACGGACCTAAACAAGCTGCGATGGGACCAGTCAGGGGACGTGATTTATGTCGCCTCTGACTCGAGGGCTTTGAAGTTTGAGCGCCGCGGCACCGGCCGGTCGTGGTCGGTGGTCAATTACTTCCCCGAAGATGGGCCGTTCAGGGTTCAGAATGTGTCTGGGGTGACGTTGACGCCGAGCGCGCTCAACGGCGATATCACCATCACGGCCTCGGCGGCGAAGTTCAAGGCAGCGCACGTATCGGCCAATTCTCTGTGGCGGATAGCTTCTGCTGGTCAGACTGTCACCAAGGATATCTCGAGCGAGGACGATGCTAACGGATCGATCAAGGTGACTGGAACAGGCTCTGCTAGAGCGTTCGGGGTCATTATCGAAGGCACATTCTCGGCAACGGTCACGATTCAATATTCGGTGGGCGTCGACGGCGGGCCGTGGAACGACTTATCGCCAAACTACACAACTACGACATCAACATCGATCAATGACGGTCAGGATGACCAGACCATTTACTACCGGATCGGGGTCAAGACGGGAAATTACACGTCAGGAACAGTGACGGTGACGCTCAATTACACGGGCGGATCTATTCAGGGCGTTGCCAGAGCCTATGAGCTCACGAGCTCGACGGTCATCAAGGCCCATGTCCTGCAGGATTTCGGCGCCATCACTGCCAGTAAAGACTGGTGGGAGGGCGAATGGTCTGACGATCGAGGCTGGCCGGATGCGACGGCGCTGCATGAGGGCCGAGTTTGGTGGGCTGGTGGTGGTCAGATATGGGGGTCGGTTTCCGACGCCTATGAGTCTTTCGACGATAACGTTGAGGGCGATTCTGGGCCAATCTCTAGGAGCATTGGGGCTGGGCCTATCAAGGTCATTCACTGGCTGATGTCGATGGGGCGGCTGTTATTCGGCACGTCTGACAATTCATCCAACATCGCTTCGGTCAAGATTGACGGCAATAACGTGCTGGGCGCCCGATCCAACACGTTTGACGAGCCTTTGACGCCGACAAACTTCAACATCAAGACGATCAGTTCCAAGGGCGTATTCGTCGACCGGAGCAAGCAACGGCTATATGAGCTGTCGTATGGGACGAACGGGCAGGATTACCAATCGATCGATCTGTCCATTTTCGCGCCTGATTTTAACGAGGTTGGGATTACCCAGATTGCGGTGCAAATGAAACCGGATGTCAGGGTTCATTGCGTGAGATCTGATGGGACGGCCGGGGTTCTAATCTACGATCGACTCGAGAACGTCATTTGCTGGGTCAAGGTCGAGTCAGATGGAGCTACGGGGCTGATCGAGGACGTCTCAGTGCTGCCTGGAGAGGTCGAGGATCAGGTCTACTACATCGTCAAGCGAACGATCAATTCGTTGACTGAGCGGCATCTGTGCAAGTGGGCGCTGGAGTCTGAGTGCGTTGGTGGCCTTCTTAACAAGCAAGCGGACTCGTTCGCGATGTATGACAGCACGACAACGGTGTCGCCATTCACGACTGAGCTTCTGCATTTGCGAGACGAAACCGTTGTCGTTTGGGCTGACGGTATTGACGTTGGTACTCATACGGTATCTGCAACAGGCGGAATCACTCTGACAACCGCGGCATCGAAGGTGGTGGCAGGGCTTGGGTATACGGCTCAGTTTAAGAGCGCGAAACTCGCAGATCAGCAGAACATTGGGTTATCGGATCGGGTCAAAGTAAACCGGCTCGGGCTGGTTCTGAAGGATGCCCACTATCAGGGGCTACAATACGGCAGGAATTTCAGCAGCTTGTTCGATCTCCCGCAGGAGTACCAGGGGGAGATACAGGCCGCTGATACGGTCTACTCTGACTATCAAGAGGAAGATTTCGCGTTTGGAGGGGAATGGACACCGGATTCGAGAATTTGCCTGCAGGCGGCAGCGCCGAGGCCATGTACCGTGCTAGCGGCGGTAGCGGACCTCGAGACTGTGGTGAGGGTTCCGAGCCAGGGTCGACGTCGATAGTTATTCGACCGGCTACTAGGGACGATATCAGGGCCTACTACGGCGAGGTCAGTCCAGGCACGCTTAGAGCGCTGGTGGCTGAGATGGATGGTGAGATCGTAGGCATTATTGGGGTCGTCAGAGAGAATTACGCCGGCAAGTATTTCTCTGAGTTCAAGGAGCCAATGCTGCCGTATCTTAGTTCGATCAAGGTTTGGCGCGCTGTGAAGGAATCGATGAAATTCGTTAAGGAATACAAGGGTCCAGTGCTTGCGGTGTCTCAGGGTGCCGAGAGTGTTATGGTCCTGACACGTCTCGGGTTCACGCATTTGGATGGGGATTTGTTCGGATGGCTCAATTAGCTGCAGCAGCAGCCATGGGCGGAGCACAGCTTCTCCAGGCTAGGCAGGGCAAGAAGCTAAAGGATCGAGAGTCCGACGCTATTCTTGCGGCTGCCGATCGCCGCCGTGCCGCAACTCACCAGGAGATGCGTGAAGAAGAACGCAACCACGAGCTCGCCTACTCCAGAGCGATAGCGGTTGCGGCCGCATCTGGTGGCGGGGTTGATGATCCAGGCGTCGTGTCTTTGCTAGCCGATTTGAATGCCGAGGGTCAGTACCGGGTTATGTCGAGGCTTTACGCTGGACAGAGCGATTCTGAGGGGCTCGAGTTCAGGGCTGAGACGGCGCGACGAGAAGGCAAGTCGATCCAGAAAGCTGGTTACATCAATGCCGTGACATCGGCAGTTTCGACGTACAAGGCTTTCGGGAGCTGAGATGACAGCCACCAAGAGCTTCAGAGTAGATAGTCTGGTCGCGAGTCTCGCGATGAAGGCTCCGTGTAAGGCTGTCAGTTCTGCCAACTTGACGCTTTCTGCTGAGCAGACCGTCAATGGTGTTGCAGTCGTTGTCGATGATCGTGTGCTGGTCAAGGACCAGACGGACCCGATTGAGAACGGCATCTACAACGTCGAGACGTCAGCGTGGACTCGAGCGGCGGATTTCGACGGTAATCGAGATGTTGTTCAGGGAACGATTGTCATTGTTTATTCGGCTAGCGCCCAGCAAGTTTGGTATCAGGTTACGACAGCGGACTCAATCACAATTGGTACTTCGTCGATTGTATTCCAGGCGCTTAACGTGGTCAGTAATTCTCAAGAGACGTTAACGGGCGCTGGCGCTGTTTCCATCTCGACCAAGACAAGCTGGCTGGTAACGACCGGAGCCGATGCTTTAACACTGGCTGATGGCACAGAAGGTCAGGAAAAGTTCATTGTTATGGCGACAGACGGGGGTGCTGGCACGCTGACGCCAAGCAATCTTGGTAATGGCTCAACGATCACATTCGATGATGTTGGTGATTCAGCTCACTTGCTGTTCACGAACGGGAATTGGTACTTCATGGGCGGAACGGGAACACTCGCGTAATGGCCCTAATCCCACAAGCAACTGATCTCGGCGCCCGGCCTTCGCTGCGGACGAATCGCGTGGACCTTCCCGGGTCCGGAGAGACTGCGGTTGGCGATGCCCTTGCTAACGCAGCTGCGACGTTCGCCAATGTCATGGTCGAGCGCAAGCAGAAGCAGGACACGTTCAATTATGCGCTTGCTGCGGGTGATTTAGAGATAGGGATCATTCAGGCGCAGGACGCATTGAAGGAAGATACGGAGTGGGAGACCTACTCCGAGAGATACGATACAGCGGTGAGCTCGGTCCTTGACTCGGCTTCCGCGAAAATCACTAACGACCACGACAGGGCCATATTCGAGGCGGAGTCGAGAGTCAGCATCGAGCGGGCCAGGATCACGGTTGCTGACGATGCTCGCAGAGGCCAGTTCGACGCTGAGCTTGGAGAGATGAACGAGAAGGTAGCTGCATTTCGAGAAGTGGCCATCAATTCTCGTCCGAACGAAAGAAACTCGGTCATGCTCAGGGCAAGAGACCTAATCGAAGCGGCAGTTGAGCGCGGTCTGATTACAGAGGTTGAAGGTCAGGCGATGGCAGAGGGGGCCACTCAGGACATCTCCTTAGCCTCGCTCTCGGCAATGGACCCAGAGTTGCGGATAGCGGCTATGGAGGCGTCTATCGCCTACCGTAGCGGTGGACCGATAACCCCAGAGGACATTCGTGCCGGCAAGGGTACGGGCTCCATTGCTGATTTCGTTCATACCGACGTGCTCGATGAGATGCTGGATCGATCGAAGGCTGAATTCAAAACCACGAACGACCGTCTGGCCGGCTACGAGATCGACGATAAGGCGTGGGAGATGTTCCCGCTCGAGTCCCAGAGAGGCGATCGCGACAGGTACATCCGAGAGAATTCCGAGGGAGATGTCCGGGCCATCGCTGAGAATATCGAGTCCGCCAGATCCAGCCGGGAGTCGGCAGCAACGCTCGCCGGGCAGCAGGCGATTATGGCTGAGTGGGGCGCGAACATGGAGGCCGATGTCGCAGATGACCAACCATCCATTACTGCAGATTCAATTCCCGAAGATAAATGGGCTCAGCTGACGTTACCGCAGCGAGATGCCATGCAGAATTGGGACTTGATGCAGCGAGAAGGGAAGGAATTTGCTGATCGAACGGATATGGATAAGTGGGGGTCATGGATGGAGATGTCCGACTCCCAGAAGATCGAGGTAGAACTTCGGACTCCTGAGTGGAAAACCACGATGGATCAGCCAACGTGGCAGGTCATGTTCGGGCAGCAGGAGCAAATTCGTAGCTCGTCGCAGACAGGAGGTTCGTTAGAAGATGGGCCTACAAACTTCCAGTTGGTCGATCAAAGGCTGGTCGGTGATGCACTTCTGCCGGGAAGCAACAGGACTGAGCGGGAGCAGGCTGCTTTCCAGCGTGTCCGTCACGAGTTAGAGAATGCGACCTATGCAGAATCTCAGGCTAATTTCGATGGCGGTGAGGTTCCATACCCACGTCGCCGCGAGCTCTACAATGAAATTATCTCTCGACGGGTATGGCAGCGAGACACTTGGTTAGGGTTCGACGATAAATTCGAAGATGGAAAAATAGAAGTGCTGCTTCCTTCGGGTAGCCGAAATGGTCGCTTTATTCCAATGGAGCGAATCAAGAATTACGGTGACGTCACAATAAACGTCGGTGGTCAGCCGGTGACTGGGACGTGGGATACCGTCCTGAAGTCTTATGGCGAGTCAGTGAACGTTGGTCGAACTCCGACAAGAGATGACATTGAGAACGCCTATTACGTTATGGGGAACTTGATGGGCGGACCAGAGCTTTTTCGCCAGTACCTGAACAACGAATTGCCCCCGCTCACTGAGAACCAGCAGAACAATATGGATATCGCCATGGTCGAAATTGGCCGTATTCTTGGCGGCGCTGGGGATTACTAATGGGCGTCAGCTTAAGCGAGCTCGGCCGGCAGCTTGAGCGAGACCGTAACAAAGAGAGTCAAACTCAGCAGGACACGGCTAGGCTCAGTATCGAAAACGAGATGCAGCGAGACCCGGATCGGGCTAGGCGCGTCCTCTCTGTTCAGATGTCTACTGGCTTGCCGGCCGAAATTGCCGACCAGGACCTCGATAATCTCGAAGGAATGGTGGCGCGGCAGGATTTCGACGTCAACAGATGGCAGCAAGAGTCTCCGGTCTGGACTTCGTATGCCGCGGAAAACCCTTATCACCTAGCTGTGCTCAAGGCCGATCAGGAGCACATGGGCACGTTTGAGCGGGCTTGGTCCGTGCTCGGCGTCAATCCAAGTAACCCGGGCTCGGCGTGGCGGACTACGTTCGCTCAGGTGGAGTACGGCAAGATTGGGGACCGTCAACGGCTGGGAAACGCTCAGCCCGGGGATGATGAGCGACTCGCTGAGCTGCAGCAATACATGGTCCCGCACACCTACGGTTTCGATAACCCGATGATGGAGATCATTATTGAGGGCGCTAAGATGGCGGGTCCGACGCTCTACGCTGCTAAGGAAGGGCTGGAGACCGGGATGCTGTCCGCAATGGCTACTGGTGGAGTCGCGCTTCTCACGGCACCGCTTACTGCTCCTGCTGCCTTTGCCACTGGTATGGCGATGGGAGGCACGGGCGGGGCCTTGCTGGCAACCAACGAGCTCGAGAGTGGGTTCGCCTACCGTGAATACATCGATATGGGCATGAGCCACGATAATGCGGCCCTTGCGGCGACAGTTGTCGGCTCGGTAAATATGGCACTGGAGACCCTGGGTTTCGCGGCGATCGTTGGCCAGATCCCTGGAGCGAACAAGTTTGTCGCAAATCTCGGTGGCCATATCACGCGGGATGTCCTCGGCAAGCCGACCGTGGCCGCGGCGACTACGGCGGTTCTGGGGCGTTTCGGCACAACTCTTGGTACTGAGGTCGTGACGGAGATTCTGCAGGAATCCACCACGATTGCCGGCGGCGAGGCCCTGAAGCGAATCGAGGCTCAGGGTGAGCCTATGTCCTGGGATGAGATGAAGGGCCGGATTGGGGATATCGCGATCGGCACGTTGAGGGGCGCAGCGATCATGTCTGCGATAGGACCCACGATGCAGTATGTAGGCGACGTCCAGCGGGCTAGAAACGCCAAGCCAATGGAACTGACCTTCAGGGCCTGGGGCGAGGCTGTGGAGTCGATGGAGATATACAGCAATCTCAAGCCCAAGTATCAGGAATTCGTCGACCGGCTGAGAGCTAGCTATGGTCAGGTTGAATCACTCCACGTCGATACCGATCGATTCGTCGAATACTTCCAAGAGAAGGGCATCGATGTCGACAAGGTAGCGGAGCAGCTCGGCATCGATCTTGAAGCGGCCTACGAGCAGGGCCATTACGTTGAAATCCCGATCGACGTGTACGCCAAGGAGATCCTGGGGACGGAGCACCATGCCGGACTGACTCCCGATCTGAAGACGGATCCGGAAGCAATGTCTGTCAGGGAGAGCGCGGAGTTTGAAAAGAACGCTCCGGAGATCATCGAGACTCTGAAGGCTCAGATAGCCCAGGTGTCGGAATCCGACAGCACGGCGACTGAGGGGATCGTCAATGACGTCGTTGGTCAGCTAATAGCCGCAGGGTTCGAAGAAAGCGCCGCAGCGACGTCTGCTCAGGTTATTCGCGGAATTGTAACCCTGGCTGAGCGGGCTGGGTTAGACCCGCAGAAGCTCTATGAGAGCCGCTTACAGGGCATTGTGCGTGATTTGCCCGAGGCACTGCAGGGGAAGGACTTCGATGTCCTGATCGATCCGCTGCTCGAGCGCATCAGGCGGGGCGACCGGCCGACGCAGAAAGACATCCATGGCGAGTCCTTGGTGGAGTTTCTCAGATCGAAAGGCGGGCTCCAGGGTGTTTCTGACCTTTTGGCTATGGATGCGCAGCTGTTACCGGGGCTTATAAAGCAGGATGGGCTGACGCCTGATGCTGCGGCGGAACTCGCGCACGAGGCTGGCTACATTCAGGAGTTTGACGAGAACATGCTGCAGGAAGCGGTATCTCGTGAGTTGCAGGGTGATCCGGTATTTACGCCGGGGGAAGATAGCGTGTTCGCTGATGTCGATTCCAACATAGCTGAGCTCGAGCGCTTTCTTGACGAGCTCGAGATCGACCTGAACGACATCACAAACGCGGAAGTGCGGGGGTTACTTGAGGGCACGCGGTCGTTTGACCAAGAGAATGTTGAGGAATTCCGACAAGTTGCGGCCGATGTTATGGCTGCAACGGTGCCGGATTCTGAATTGATGGCCAAGGTGTTGACGGAAATACCAGAACTGGCCGGCGAGCAGAACTTTGGAGACGTTGAGATTACTGATACAGTGCGAATCCAAGGGACCGCTGAGTTGGCCTTGGTCCCCCGGAAGGCTAAATTAGAGTTCAACAAATCGGTCAAGCGCCGGGACGTTATTTCAAAACTCTTGGAGTGTGTAAGTGGTTGAAGAAACTATGACTATGGCTGATCTGCTCCAGATTTCCAGGAGTGGGGCTAAGGTTGAGATCCAGCGTCCGCCGGTCGATCCGACAGAGATTGTAGGATTGCCCGAAATTATCGAGCTACTGAAGAATCCGAATACTTCCATAGCGTCCTTGACTGCCGCCATTGAGGCTCAAGCCAAGGTACAGATGGAAGTGTTGGCGACTCTGCAGGGTCTTATCAAGAAGTTGGGAGAAAAGCAGCCGACAACTGATCTGACGCCGCTGGCAGACTCGCTCAAGCTATTGCAGCCAACGAGAATCCCAGTAGTGCCACCGAAACAGGTGCCGTGGAGGTTCGACATTGAAAGGGCGTCTCGCGGCGGTTACGCGACGGCTATTACAGCCACACCACAAACAGGGGGTTGAGATGGAGCCAGTTGAAAGGTTTTTGTGCTTGTGGTAGTTCTTCTGGTGTTTTCTCAATGCTCGAACGCAACGGAGCCTAAGATTCTCCCGCCGGCTCAGAATCAAGTTCAGAGCCAGGTCCAGAATCAGGTTCAAAACCAGAATCAGAGCCAAATCGCTAGCGGCGGCAACGTAGCGGTCAACTCAGCCAGCACCTATACGCTTCGGGCGAACTATCTAGATGCCCCCGGTTTAGATGGGGATAACTGCATTGGCGGTGGGTATGGTGGTGGTGATAACGGCTCAAATGGGGCTGTTTTGGGGTTTAACTACATCATCGATCCATGCTATTACCAGAAGCTAGCCGCACGAGCCTCGAATATCGACACGATGGCTAGGTTTACGTGTGCAGATCAGAAGTACCGGAACGGTATCGCGTATCACATTCCCTGGTACAAGCGTTCAGACCGTAGAGAGTTCTGCATCAACCGAGTTAAGACCGAGGAGCAGGATCGCATTACTGCTGAACTCCTACTTCTTAGGCAAGAGGTCAGCGCGTGCCGTTCAAGTAATGTTTGCCCAGCAAAATAAGCCTATCGCGCTAAACGCCTGTTCTGAGTCGGAGCGTGCTCATTACTTCCGGTGGTTGAAGTGGGAGTCCGATAGAGACAATCATCTTTCCCGGCTTTACGATGCGGTTTGTACTAATCAACGTGGTGCTGCGTATCGGTATTTCAACCATACGTGGACCCACATGCACCCGCATCAGGAATGGCCTGAGTATTGGGCAGAGCAATCCGATAAGTTGACCTGGCTGCATCGTCAATACTCGATCAAGACCGGGAAAATCACTTCATTCCCGTGGCGTGACAAGCAATGGTGCGGTCCTCCAATTGATCCTGATGTTTTGATGTGGGCTGGACCTGTTCTGATGAACTCTCTGTTGATGGTCCGTTCAAGCCCGAGAGCAACGTCTGAACTGCCTGTAGCCGGGGCTTACGCTGTTGATGTAGACAACATTTCCGGCATTGCCGATAACACTAACGATGGAATCTGGGACTCCGAAGGTCCGTGGCGAACGTGGGCTAGGTTAGTAACCGCATTAGAGGCGGGAACCTTTGGCTTGGGTGATACGGTGTACATGCGTGCGGGGGATTACGTCCCGACTGCTTTAGTTCTTCCTGCCAACGGTAGCTCGGCGTTGAATTCCAGTAAGACTACTTGGCGTAGCTGGCCCGGAGAACGAGCGCATATAGATTGGAGTGTGAACGACGATACGACGATGACGCACTCAACGGGCCAAGCGGCACTTGTGTTCACTTCCGCGAATTGGCGTATGAAGTCGATAGACTATACGAGCTTGGAGTTTGGCCCCACCGTAGAAAACGGCTCGTCAAATATGGGCTGTGAGTTCATCGATCTGAAACGCACTAGATCGGGTACGTCAGTGTCAACGGGTAACACAGAGCATGTTTGCGGGATTGACGATGGAAGTACAAATAACTCATGGCTGATAGAGGGCTGTGACTTTAGTGATGGCAACGAGATCACAGGCAACGGCAGTACTGTCTACGTCATTAAATCAACCGGGGTTTGCCGAAACAATCTTATCGGTGGTGTCGGAGC